GTATCTCTTTGCAGTTGGTCGTATAAGCCTCCTTGTAGTTGCTCATCCGAGCCTCCATACTGTATCTTACGGCCAACATATTGAGGATCTAAATATAAGAATTCATCACCCGTAAGAAACTTAGCGGTATCTCTTATGTCTCCGGTGCGTATCTCTACATCTTTCAATCGGTCTGGATATTTGCTTAGGTCTATTGCACCAACCTCAAAGGGCATTATCCTCTTGGCTCTCTTTGGCTTACTACGCCAACCGCTTGGTAAGGCTGGACCTTCAGTATATCTTGAACCGCCATACCATTCAGGATATTTCGCTCTTTGACCAGGGCTTGTAGGATATTTCAAACCACCAAATGCTTGTAAGTTAGCACCTACATACAATTGTGCCAACTCCATCAATTCATCATCCGATAATTGCCTACCCATTATATCTCTATCAAAACGCAACTCATTGAATCTATCAATCATTTCACTCATACGTTCTCTTGTTTTAGGAATTTCAGTTACGCCCATGCCTCTTTGTAATTGTGTTACCAAATTCGTATTGTCAGGGTTTATGTCTGCAAAGAACCCTGTTCCACGATTTAGCCCAAGTATGGTAGAACCGCTACCTCCATACAATTCAGCCGGTCTTGCATCGGGGAAAAAAGAAGCAAGACCCCTCATGTATGGTTGAATTTGAGTCTTGCCTCCAATCCAATTTACAACAGTTGGCAACATTTGTTCACTAGAAGCGAAACCAGGCATGTCAGTAAATTGAGATAATCCTTGGTCTAGCATTTTAGTCCATGATTTACTTTGAGTAGTTCCGCTTTTGTAAGGAAAAGGAAATGGTGATAACTTTTTGTTGTTATTTCCATAATTATATATTTGGTCATCTAATATTGGCATTAATTCATCCATGCTTCCGAAACGTTGGCCTTCATGAAATATATCGGCCTTCATCAAGTCCCATGCTTTGTTGAACAACATATAAATCCTCACCGTGTAGTTGTTGCTCTTTTGCCGCCTCTCCCTAGTTGCCTACGCATTTTCGGTCTTACTACCCCTCTATCTTTGCTTCTTTTGTATCGTCTTTTTGTTCGCTCTCGCTGAACCTTTCTTGCTAATTCATACGCCTTGTGTTTAGACTGGCGATATGGTCTTTCACTAATGCTAGATCGAGTATAACCTCTAAACTTGCCTTTGATAAGAGAGTCCCACGCTTCTTCAAACGGTTCGGCAGAAGCGGTGAAGTAATCTATATTTGATGTATTGCCAAATTGACGCATTGCATCTTGACTGGTTTTAGTTTGCCTAAGTTTGCGGCACTCATGACAAATGCCAGTAAAGTTTTCTACAAGCCCCGCCATTGGAGTTTCACAAATTTTACAAGGATAAACAGGTAGCCCTTGTCGGTTATATTTTCCATCTCTTCTTGATTTAACCATTGTAGGTTTGCCTCCAACTCCTTGAGGCTTAGAACGCTTTCTTCTAGTCATTGCTTTCTTTTCTTTAGCACTTACGCCCCTTGTTGTTTTCGGGGTTTTATCACTGACTTTCTTTGACGGTCTACATTTAGGATAACCCTTGCTATCGGTTTTTGCTTCACTTCGACCACAAGGAGGATGTTTGCCGTCTTTGTCTTTTCTTGAGACATCAACCCACTTTTCTTTAAACCAACGCCTCAAATCTTTAGCGATGATATTAGAGAAAGGGTTGTCAATCATCATCTTTTTTCGACTCCTTATATTTGCGTTTAGCCTCTCTAACTAACGCTTTCGACTTGCCTCTCGCCTCTTCTAGTTTTGGATGAAATTTCAATATAACTTTTCTAGCGTCTTTCTTTATAGATTTACCATCAACTATAACTTCTACTGGATAAACCTCGAATTTATCATACCAATACGCTACTTCATATCCGCCATCTTTTAACAGTTCTACGAGAACGCCTCTTTTGTAATCTTTATCTTCGGCTTGTAGAACCTTCATTTCGCCTCTTGGTAAAGTAAAATCTACTCCCTTCATTTTTTCAAATTTGCCTTTGGCTTTCTTTTCATCTTTTGTTCCGCACTGATGCTTTACAAAATCCCAAGCCATGTCAAAAGCGGTCATTTTTTCTTCCCCTTCTTGCTCTTTTTCTTCCAGCCGCCACCTTTGGATTTATACCACTTAGCAGCCCAACCGTTAGCATAAGCAGAAGGATATACCTTGAATTTAGAACGTGCTTTTGATTTGGCTTGCGCCCAAAGACTTGGGTTAGTTGGGGCGTTGTCGCCTTTTTCATCCGATTTTACGACACTCTCTCCGTCTAAAATTCTCTCTACCTCTCTTAGTGTTAGGTTTTCAATTTGGTCGCCTGTCATGCCCATATCCATCAAGTGAAGATAAATTGGCGTAAGGCGAATATCGTTTTTCAATATGCTATCCCATGCTGTATCAAATATATCTTCACTCATTTCACAAACCATCCAATAATATCAAATCACCATTCTTGTGCATTTTCACATTTTTCATACCGGCAATTACCTTTTTACATTCTTCTGGAGATACGCCACATGCTTTAGCACATAAATCCAAACCTGCTGCCCCTCCCTCTTTTTTCAAACAACTAATAATTTTCTTTTTATGTTGTTCAATTTTATTATCTTCTTTCAATATATTCCATGCTTTTTCAAAACTTGTCATTTTATCAACTCATCATTTTTACATATTCTGCGAATAAGGTTCTGCCCATCTTTCTTTGATTTCTTTCTCCTGGGAAGTTTGCTTCTGCAACCATTCTTGCAGCAACAATTGGATGTGCGCCTTGGATCTGAACAAGGTCATGCACTTCTTTTACCATCATTTCTATATCGGACATAGAGATGATGTCCTCTTTCATAACATTCCAAGTAATATCAAATATTTTATTCATTAGCAATTCCACCTACCTACAATTAGGACATTTCATTGACATCATATCCGATGAAAATTTTGCACAGCATAAACCAACTGGTTTTCCGCAACTATCGCAACTATCAACATCAGTATTAGTTCCACAACCTACACATTGTTGGTCATAAACTCCTTTCATTATCTCCCAAGTCGTATTAAATATTTTACTCATCAGCAATTCCACCTTTTCAACGCCGCACCTTTCGGTGTCAATTTACCGCCTTTACTGGTCGGTCCCTTTACTCCGCCCATTCTTGCACAGAATGATTTACGCCTCTTGGCCTTCTTAGAACCAGGTTTGAGTTTGCTTGGTTTTGTGGTTACAGGTGGCTTAAGATTAGCCCCTGTTTCTCTCTTAAATTTGGCTCTACCCTTTGCATTCAATCCACCTTTACGGCTATGTCTATTTGGATTGTAGCCATGAAACGGCTTGGACTTTTTCTTGCCCTTGAGTAATACAGACACTAACAATTCCTCACTCTTGCCGAACGTTGGATTTCTTCTATCTCTACTTGGTTTCGACACTCTAAACTTACCTGCCGGTGTTTGAGTATATCCACAATCCTTACACGGAACTGCGCTACCTTTACCTCCACAAGTTAGACAACTCATTTTACCTCTTTGAGCGTCTTGAGATGGATTCTTTTCTCGCCTCATTACTGCCTTTGTTAAGAGAATACAAGTATCACAATCACAAAACATCCTCTTTCACCACAGGTCTAGGCTTTCGCCATATAGACCCGCAGATAGGACATTCCCATAAAAAGATTCTATCACGACTTCCCGCATAAAAGCCGTTTATCCTAATTGCTAAAACATCCGTAGAACAATTTTTGCAGGTCTGTAAGACCTTATCTTTGTAGTTTTTCATAGGTTCACCAATTAAGAGCAATGAAGGCATTTCGGCCATCCATCAACCTATCTGCATCTGGTGACTCAGTTAATTTTGATAAACGCCTTTGAGCAGTTTTTACACTTACGCCTTGGTCTACTGCATATACCTTTTCTAATTCCTTTTTCGCCACGCACTCTCTTTTTGACCTAGTATGAACCATCCTCTTACACTTACCGTATGATAACTTCCATTCATGTAATGAAGAATCTCTCTTTTTCTTTGCCCTGAAATCTTGCTTTTGTTCTAGCCATATAACCAAGTTATGCAAATTGTCAAAGATTATTTCGGTAGACATCATCACATGATCCGCAGTAATAACAGAACTCCCCATAATCGTAGCAATTATATTTGAAAATGTGATTGTATAGTTTTCTAAATTAGGAATAAAAGATGTTGCCGTTTCTCTAACATTGACATCTCTTATTTGATTAACAATCTCATAGTAATCCGATGTAGCATTGAGTAATGCTGCATGATACGATTCATCTACGGTATAGATGTCGTAAGCATGTCTGTTTGATATTTCATCTCTTTCATAATCCTCTAACGCTTCCCATTCATCTAAGGTCATCTTTGCTGCCTTGAGCAATCTATCTCTTACATCATTCCTCCTACCCAGTATAAATTCTGCAATTTGGTCATAGCCCCACACTTTATCGGGAACAGGAACATAAGTTCCGCTTAATCTATGTTCACTGGTTGTTTGTCTTTGCTCATTGCTAACATCGTTTTGATATAAGAACACTCTTTGAAAGAATCCTTTTTCTAATACATGGTGCATAATGTCTTTTGGAGGAAATGTAGTAGCCCATATAGATACACCAGATACAACCTGTATATTTCCATGCTTCAATATCTTAGCCAAATCATTAGTTGCCGAACCGATAGGGGCCATTGCCTCTTGTAGATACAAAATTTTCTCGGAAAAGTATGCTTTTTTATCATCCAACAATACACTCGCTTCATCAAACAGTAATGTTTTGTAACCATTCAGCAATCCTTTTTCAATGATATACTTAACTTTGCCAGTTGGCTTGCCGTCATCATCAAACTCCGGTTCTTCTCTAACGTGTCCTAACAAACCTGCATCCGAACCCGAAGTAAATTTAGCCGCCTCTATATCACATGCCGCTAATAGTTTCTTAGTGAACTCGTATGCCGCAGATTTACCTGTTCTTGATTGCTGAATCCAGTAGACATGGACTCTTGTATCTAAATGGCTACCGTGTATTGGTATTCTTACATAAGGTGCTAGGACTTGACCAAACACATAGAATATCGATAACAGACCTGCATATTCATTAAAGAAAGATACAGTGTTGAATCTCTCTACATATTCTTTGATAAACTTACTACCCTCATACGGAGTTTTCACTACGCCGTAATCATTCCATTTCCTTTCTCCACTTCCCGACGATGGTTTTAATAACACTTTTTCACTTCCTTTTCTTTTGGGTAGGCTTATCCACTTTGTCTATGATATATCAACCCTCACTACCTCAAGCCCTTGACATTTTGACTTTCTCTTGCACTAACGCTTCTTCACTATTAAACGCCTCAACAATCCTCTTAGCCCTTACTTTTCCTACTCCCTCTATCGTTTGTAATTCCTCAGCAGTAAGGCCACATACCTCAATAACTGAGCCATGTTTTGCTAACAATCTTTTAGCGATAGCCTCACTACAACCTGCGCTTCTAAGGATGTCTATTCGCATATCTTCAGTAGATGTTTTTCTCAATAGCCTGTATGTTGAAGATGACCCTAAAGTTCCATGCTTCTCGAACCTCTTACAAATGAATCTTGCTGCGGCTGATTTATCAGGAAAAGTTAGTATAGATATATCATAATCAGTATTCCATCTTGCTAGTGACCCAACAAATCTGTTAAAGGCTTGAACAAATGGTATTTTTTTACCACCTTTGCGAGCCTTTGTAATATACTTGTCAATCGTTCCATGTATAATCAGTATAGCCGAATTGTAGTTGTCCTCTAGGTTTTGTAATTGCCTCTCTAAGTGACCAGAATATAGGCTACCAAAATAATCCTCCATTGATTTTGCTTCTATTCCAACGTCTGCAAATGTATAATCAGTAATCATTGTTTGACGCATTTGATATTTTAGTTTATTTTTCTCACAATACTTGATTACTAATTTTTCTAATCCTGACCGTTCTCTATGGTCTATGAATAATATTCTCTTATCATCCATTTACATTCGCCTCTTGATGTAATTCTAGTGAATTTAACAAATCACAAACTAATGCAGCCCAGTTTGGATCGGATGTTGCTGCAATCATGTTATCATATTGACATATCTCAAAGAAACCATTGTTAGATGACCTAAAACGCCACTTCATCATTTCTGGTGCTAACTCACCATTATGATGTTGTTTCAACATTTCTGCTGCTTTCTTCTTTCGTATTTCTGCTAGTTTCTTTTCTTCATTATCTTCTGTCATTATAATCACCATTCATCAAATATACTTCTTTGTTTTCTTTGTTCTACTATCAATTCCTCTTTTTCATCAACCCAATGAGATATTCTTGTGTCTGCAATTTTCATATATTCCTCGGATAGTTCTATGCCTATAAATTGAAATCCTTCAACGGTGGCTGCTATGCCAGTTGTCCCACTACCCATGAACGGGTCTAACACTATACCATTTGGTGGAGTCACTAAACGACACAAATACTTCATCAAATCAACAGGCTTTACTGTTGGATGATTATTGCCATTTATTTGAGTTGTATTCTCAGTAAGTCCATACTGATGAGTTTCACCGAAAGCCTCTCCTGGTGGTCTTTGATTAGGAATTAGTTTAATATCAAATCCTTTATTTCTTTCTTGCTTACTAGCCTTAGCGCAGTAAAAGAATCGTGCGACTGAACCGCTATCGGTGTATTCGGTTTCCTTTCGGTTTGTTCGGTTCTTGTTTGGTAAGCGTGAACCAAAATCAAAATTATTTTTGCTCTTTTCTGTCCTATTCCCCGTTGTTGATGATTGAGGGAACAGGTTCACGACTTCATCCGAGCCATCGTGAATAAAATTGGCGGGGAAGCGACCACATTCATGAGAACCTATTTCCAAACCTGTGTAATCGCCATAGGTGTTTTTCGCCATTTTATCACTTTTCCAAGTTCCCTTTCCTCCTAATCTCGAATCATCATTTTGCATAAGTTCAATTCGGCAACCATCAATGTTCAATCCGCCTGTGCCATGCTCAAGCACATTCTCAATGATAGTGCCGATAAGGGGCTTACGGGCGACGACGATAGGCTCATGGGCGGGTTTGAGGGCTGTTCCCCAACCATCCCATTCTTTTGCTTGTGGCGATAATTCTCTTATTTGTTGTTCAACTATCTTTGTTCCTCTACCGGAGTGCATAGACCCCGATTGAATGCCTATGTCTATATTTCTAGTGCCAATCACATCACCCTCAAAGCCATTTTTCTTATCAATAGCCTTTGCGATATTCATTGATTTTGGAAAACCAGACCCATATACCCACATGATTTGGTCACGGATTTCAAAACCTGCATCTTCTATATTCACCGCCATCCGATGATATGTCTTAGAACCTGCAAAAGATAGCAGATGTCCTCCAGGTTTCAATACTCTAAATACCTCTCTCCATAAATCTACTGTTGGAACATCATAATCCCATTTCTTACCCATAAAAGATATTCCATAAGGAGGATCGGTAACAACACTATGGACTGTATTATCATCTAATTTTGATAACACTTTCAAAGAATCTCCATGTATCAGTTTATACTTCATTAATTAGCCCCCTTGTTATCGTAATAAGGACACTTACCGACACACATACCCTCACTATAAATCGTCGGGCAAGTGGGAGTTTTGTAGTATCTACTAACCCCATGTGTAAGATATTTGTTTGTTTCAACAGGGCTATAATCAGCCCACTGTAAAGACCGTATGAAAGCATGAGTAAGAGTTAGAACTTCATTGTTAGATACCTTTGAATCTCTAGGCGGTCTAGCAAAATTTCTATAATAATCCATAAGATACATCATAAGATATGAGCGTGGCTTATGTGGAGGGTTACTACCCACTTCACACGCTGCTTGAGCCAAGCAGGGTAGCATGGGTATGTTGTTGATATTTTCTATGTCAATATTAATGTTCTCCATCTCAAATTTCCTTGATGAAGTATTCCAACTGTTATCAAACAAGTTTATGGTATCTCTCTCAACAATTTCTATTTCCATGCCGCTACCATCATATAGGTGCATACCTGGATTTGGTTCTTGAGCATTATCAACTATGTAATCCCAACCCTCCCTCAACTGTTCATGAACAATTGGTATTCCCCATACCTGTCTTTTGAAGTTGTATGTGTTAGGTATTCTAATATGTCTATCTGGTCGAAATGATACTACTGGGTCTAGTGTGTTTAGATTAAAACGCTTTACCCAGTTATTGATTAACATCCGGCCACTAAACAATAAGTCTGCCATTTTGTTGGGCGGTAACACATATTCTTTGTCTAGTTTGACCCATATATGAAAGCCCCCTCCAGTGAACCATATCGCATGTTTAATTCCAGTATGAACTAAGTGCCTTGATAGAGTTAAAACCTCAGCACAACACTTTGCTTTTGCAGAATCAAGATCCATATCGCATACTCTTACTGCTTGGTCTGCGTCAAAGTCCATAACAAAATGAGGTATAATCGCAGTATTGTATTCACATCGATTACCTTTAGTTTTCAAATCTCTAAACCCATATACTGTTGTAGTTAGATTTGCTTTACCATTTGTCTTTCTAATGTAATGCTCTAACTGTTCACGGTTCTTTACAACCTTCCTCACACGCATATCTATTTCACGTGGATAGTGGTTGAAGAGAGCCATGTTATCACCATAATGTAGTTTGTTTCGACACCCTAGAGGATTGTCGCCGTGAGAGGTCTACCATATTTAGTAAATCAATCCTCTCTCCTATCCACTTCATAACAGGAACAGGCATACTATTGCCAAGTGCCTTATATCTAGGTGCGTCAGGGCATTTGTCTTTGGTTTTACCCTTCCACTCTATCTGTGTATAATTATCGGGAAATCCTTGTAGTCTTTCGCATTCAACTGGAGTTAATCTCCTTACTGCGTAATTAATCATTACTGCGGGTGCGCCATGACCTTGAGCAGTTCTCAACGGACAATGTTTATCACCTGTCATTTCTTGATTGTATAAATCAATACCAGATTGTTGATATACCGCATGATTACAACTTGTATCTAACGTATACATCGGTGCAGATTCATCTGCAACACCGAATCCATTACCTGCCCCATCATCGTTTCTAGTATCTCCGCCACCTTTGTATCTAGTGGCTTTGTCATGTATAGCCATAACCACCATTGCTTCATCTTCAGTAGTCTGCCCTGTCCGTGAGTATGGCGGGCCTGAATGAGTTAGAGTTGGTGCAACATCGGAACAATGCTTTATTCCTCTTCCGTCATCACTAACTTCGCCTGTTCCTCTAACGCCTTCTTGAGTAAGGGTGGCAAATTTTTTTCCCTTTTTATTGCTCTTTTTAATAGACCTGCTGAGGCTACCGGAGTCAAATAAAATCGCTGCGGCACTTCGCCAATCCCCATCAGCACATCCGACAACAAACAATCTTCTACGTCTTTGGGGGACTCCAAAGAATTGAGCGTCAAGAACTCGGTATGCGAACCCATACCCGATGTTTTCCACTTCTCGGAGGAAGGCTGCAAAATCCCTTCCTTCGTCACTCGACAATAATCCAACGACATTTTCATAGACAAACCACTTCGGCTGAACTCTCCTAACAACATTGAGATAGTGGAGGGCCAAGTTGCCACGTGGGTCATCCATTCCAAGTCTTTTACCTGCGATTGAGAAAGATTGGCAAGGGCTTCCTCCGACAACCAAATCTGCTTTTCCTTTATACTCATCCCAATCTACCCCAGTCACATCTCCCAGGTTAGGCACTTGTGGATAATGTTGGCGCAACACTTCACTAGGAAAATCATCAATGTCAGCAAAGGCAACAGGACTCCATTCCAAACCATGCCAAGCAACGGTAGCGGCTTCGATTCCACTAAAGACGCTGATGTATCGCACATCAATTCCCCTCCGCCTTCTGTTTCATTTCATAAGGCATAGTGGCTCGACCATATTTTGAACAAAATCCTTTTACGGCACACCAAGGTTCACAAATCCATCTTTCAGCACCGCTATCTTTTACTGCAAAATGCCCACCACTAAATTGTCCTCTATACCGTAAATGTGCAGATACTAACGCTTTCAAATCAGTAAGCATCTCGGAAACGATTTTTACCCTAACAGGTTCTACAAAGCGGTATATTTTCCCTTCATATTTAGTATCGGTCAAATGACCTGCGGTATGATCCCAACCCCAGTGTGATACACGCATATCTCCAAATTCAGGGTCATCGGATTTCCGCATAAGATACACATAGAATGCCATCTCTTTTGCCATGCCTCTATATTTAGTGGCTGTATCTTTCCACTTACCCGTTTTTAATTCGTGAACATGAATATTACCATCACCGTCTTGAAATAACCTATCTACTATCCCTGTTAGATGAACAAGCACTTTCTTTCCATTAATGTCTAGTTCTACTACTGCATCTATTGTTCTTTCATTCGCAGATGGTAAAAACCATGTCGGGTCACTTTTCATGAATCGGTTTGCCTCCGCCTTCATCAGTTTAGACAAATGGATTTCCTCACCTAATTCATATTGATTACCAGTATATTTAGCAACCTTATCCTCCCACCCCTTTCTTACTTGAGATTTAGGTATAAGTGATTGAAAGTAATTATCAACGGCTGCAAGACCTTGGCTATCCTTTAACGCATGAGCCTCATGTATGTCTAACTTTTCAGCCATGATATATTCGTAAGCATCGTGAACGTTTGTTCCTCTTACCATAGCATCGTTTTCAGGCTCTTTGACCCCTAAAACATACTTGATGAAGTATTGTTGCTCACAAAACTGAAATGTCCCCAATGAGGATTTAGATACCCTTAGTATCTTATCATCTGCCATTTGTGGATGCCAAGCGTATGTAGAGTATAGATTCTTATTTCTAGGAACTGCATGAGGTCTAGGCGGTTTAATCTTCATATTCTTCGAGCCTCGTATCATATTCAATCTTATTTTTATCTAAAAATTCCTTTATCTTTCTAACTGCCTCATCACGATCTTCTATGTTCTCTCCATACTGCAAAGAGTAGTCTAAGAACCACTCGGCAACGCCCTGGTGGTCTATCCCAGTATCAAATGTAATGCCGTATTCGCCCCATAGTTTTCCTCTAATGGCAAACGATTCCACGACTTGTTTTATCCTAATGACTACTCCAATATTAGTCTGCATTGGCTTCACCATCATCCAAAGCGGTAACATCTAAATCCGATTCAAAACTGCCATCCTTTAAACCTTGATAGCCGAACCACTGTCCGTCAGTTCCAGATTCTTGAACATAGATTATAACAGGCTCAGGAAGGCGTAGAGAGGTTCTATTGAATACCAGTTGAGCCTTTGATACTTCTTTACCAGTCAAAGCACCATTGGCATCTCTTTCTTTCTCTAAGCGAACCTCAATCAATTGCTCTAAATCTCTTTCAGTATCTTTCATCCATGCTGCAACATCAGCACCAATAATCTCATTACCGTTCTTATCATAAGATGGTTTTAGACCTGTTATAACATAAACATGAACGTTCAGTCTAGCAAGTTCTTGGAATACATACATAGCGGCTTGATACCTGTTCTTTCTAAATTCCCAGTTAAAGCGACCAATCTTTGTAGCGGTCTTTCTACCCGATACTGCAACTGCGTTTGGCCCTAATTCTAAGTCCTCTATCTTCATAGCAGTTCCACAAATATGTAGCCAATGGTCCATGCCATCAAAGACCAATGTTTTGAGATATGGCTTTGGCATCTTACCATGTAGTTTGAAATATTCATCTTGCTTTTGTGCAAGTTCCAAGGCATAGTTTAGATAATCCATCGTCTTGTTGTATGTTTCAGGATAATCAAATGGCACTTTCGCCCTAGCATTCTTGATAGTCGCCCAAGGATTCAATACAAGTATGTTATCTCCTTTGTCTTTATGATGTGCAGATACTGTTGAATCCCCGCCACCGTCAAAGTCTAAATTCCATATTTGCGCCCCATTTGCTATTTCTTCAGCAGTCAAAGAGTCATTTACAATACCAGATTTACCGGACTTTCGATCTCCTTTAACACCACATAGAACCTTCGGCTCATCTCTAAAGTGTGATGACATGGCAACCGCTATTGCTTGAGCAGCAGGGTTAGCAGATTGTGGATAAGACCACTCGCCATTAGATACGGTCTTAGGATTAGCCTTTAGCGTTTCTTTGACAACTCTTTCTACACCCAACTGTTCTTTGACATATTCAGCACCTGCTGTTTCTTCAAACCCAGTAGCCATACCGGATTGCATATCCTCTATCAATGAGGCAGGGGGAAATTGTTTTGCGTCTGCTACAACCGGAGGTTGTGTTACCTCAGATGTAGAGGGTAAATTCTTGGTTTGCTCTACCATTCTCTCAGCCTTTACAGTTGGAGTTTGCTTAGATGGCTCTTTGTTTGTATCAACTGGCTTCCAGTTATCTAAAAATCCCGACACTTAAATTCCTCCTTCAAAACCCATCCGTATATGATATGTCATTGGCATCTTCAGGCGGAGTCTGTGCAATGATAGACCTTAGAGGCATGGCATATACTCCTAAACCATCAAGATTTAGATTCAAGCCTCCATCTGTGCCTTCCCAGGTTCTGCTTCTTACAACAACCCATATCCTACTGCCACTAGCATAGTCTTTCCAACCATCAGCCTTCTTTACCTTGAAAGCATGTTGATTCTCAACCAAATAACGTGAAACATCAATCCAAAGACTCGCTTTAGGGTCGTCACGCCTTAGACTGTTAGAAGTCAATGTGATGGAATGCTTGAAGCCTCCCTCAGTGTATAGATTTTCTTTACCTGCATGGTCTATGTAATCAACAGTTCCACTTATGGCAAATGTCGGCCCGTAATCTCTACCAGATGCTAGAACTTTTCTATTACTCATGTGGTGATCGAATACATCCGATAGGTCTACACATGGCATGAATTGTGCAATGTATTGGTCTGGTGAAAACAATTCTGTTACTTTAGGTAATACCTCATCATCTACCCAGTCTAGTCCATAATCAGCATCTATATCTAATGCAGACAACATTTCTTCATCCGGTTCAGTAGAATCGGCAGGTTTCCATGCAGTAGTAAGTTCCGCTTTGAATGATATTGGGCGTAACAGTTGTAATTCAGCACTTGCAGCACCGAATGAACATTCTAATACCATAGGAGGCAAAGCACCTTCGCTCAAGAATTTATCTTGAGTATTGCCAATGAATATCCACTTACGCTTTTCCATGAATGCTCTCTTAGGAGTTCTGCCATCGTCTTTCAATAGGCATATACTTGGCCCTTGAGTATGAATAACCCACATTGGTTGTTTGCCATCCTCAGCAGTTTCCTTGTATAACAGTGTATCATCAGCATCAAATACAGACCACTCTCCATCAGCCTTAGTAACTCTACCTATTGCTATTGTTCTGTTATTTTGTTGAATACCATATCTTAATACTTGACTGAGATTTATTGTTGCAGATTCAATAGCAACATCTCTTTGCCTTTGCATCATATCTCTCTTACCATCATAAGCAACTAACATGCCAACCCATTGTTCGCCCTTGCCACCTGACTTTCTTCTTACAGTATTAACTTCAAATGCAGATGAGAAGAAATCGTAATCTTCTTCTTCTAATCCATTTATTGAAGAACCAGATTGAACCCAAATTTCGGGATAGTTCTCCTTGACAAATGTAGCGAACGCCGCTAACACATCATCCTCAGTCATATTCTTTGCTTCTTTTACTCTATTCAACGCTTCGTTTAATTCCATTTTTTCACCCTGCGGGATTCATCCTAATAGTAATGGGGTTATAAAGCCTCATGGTATTTCTTAATTTGAGTCAATACTTCCACCACTTCATCATAGTCATTCGGCTGAGGTAGAATCCCATTAAAATATTGCACCATTTTCAATTCTTTTTGTTTGGTGCTTAATGAAAAAAACATCTCAAAACAATGACATAATTTAGTTATGTCCTCCGTTTTAACAAAGACTTTACGCCATGTCAAACCAATCTTATCTAGTGTTTTGTCGATCTCATCAGTCCTTCTAACAAACCAAATTATTGGTCTTATTTCATAGCCACATTTGTATTGTTTTGATAAACGACAACGTATATCGCCTCTTATCAGCATAGCCGCTTTCATTGTATTTATCAAATCAGTTTCTTGTAAAGCCAAACTAACGGGAATATTGGAATCAGTATTAGAAGTATTATCAGTGATACCGTTGAAATTAGAAACATCACTATTGTTAATCTCAACCACCCCTCATATCCTTCTTTACTCAAAGCCCACAAAGTAAGCCGTTGCCAATAATCAATCAATGCCTCCATTGTTATCCCACCTTTTATTCAATGCCTCTAATTCATCAATGCTAACACAATCCTTGCGGCCCGCTTGTTCAGCGACAGACACTATTATGCCTTGAACATACGCCCCGTAATCGCCCCAACCAGAAGAGATTACATTGACATTAACATATAACGGAGAGTTAAGCGAAACTTGCTCACCATCCTTAATTTTGTGCGGATTAACAAAACGCATCAAAGATAGTGATTCTTCTATATCTACCAATCCTACTGAGTATATGTCATCCCCATCTCTAACTCCGATTCTCCACTTGGATAATCTGGGCCTGGAGTGTGCCTCTTGCTTGATATAGACTCCGCCTAAAACCTCGAATACAGATTTGTGAACCTTCTTTGGATTGACTAGAGCAGACTCGTAAATAGTTGATTCATAAGTTAGTATTCCGTTAGAATTCCACAATATACCGACCCTATCTATACCTGTATGTTCAAGATAGTATTTGGCATCATTGATAGATACCATTTCTTTTATTGCCCACTTTGGTATATCTAATTTATTTCTTCTATGTTTGAATGGCATTGTGTCATCTTTTGGAGTTAGATAGTCTACTATTTTCCATTCAATATCTCTACCTGCTGCGTATTCTGCTAGATATATTCCTTTCTTTAATTTCATTGATTGCATCATACTCATTGTGTTTTCATCTACTTCATTTTCTATTCCAGTAGCATCGAATAGTTTGATAGAATCGTCTAAAACATGAATTGTGTATCTCATACCTTCAGGTATCTCTACTAATGTTTCGCCAAACGGAATATCATCTATGTTCTTCACAATTGCAGGTGAGGGTATAATCAATGGCATACCTAAAGGCGGTTTGATTATACTTGTTATTTCTTCATCTCTACTCAGCCTTTCGCAGACACGTTCTAATCCAATCAAAAATGATGCTTTTCTAACATGCCGAACTAAGACACCATTCGCTCTTGCGATACCTTTGATGACATCATATCTACTTATGATAGAACCTCTATTACTCAAACGATGAAAGAATATCCGTAAATCTTCCTTGCTTATTCGCTTGATAACATTAGTCAAGGAATATGCTACCGATTCATTATCTGTATGTATCTCCAATATCTTGTGTGTAATTTCATATATTCTGTTGATACTGGCAGTTGTCTTTGTTGCCGTAGACAAATCACATAATAAGTCAATTACATCTGTTGCTGAATCAACTTCGCTAGGATATAAATCAGTTAAGAGATAATATATTTCTCGAAAATCTTCATCGGACAGTCTTTGTTTGTTAGAAGGTGAATACAACAAATATACAATTTGATATTGACTCGTCTTTTCTGGTCTAATTAAATTTGTAATTATATCGCCTTTCTTTGTTGGCATGGCTTTGCAGACTCTAATAGATTCTGCCACTTGGCGATAAGACACTACATCACCTTTCTAACAAATCTTCTAGTATGTTTGGATCCGGCACAATGCTATATATTATGCTTTTAGCCCAATCATTATCTATCCATCTCGTAGACTCAACTCTCTTATCTTGATTAAATGGTTTAGTCTTTCTACCCAAAACAATCTTTGCTGCCGATACCATATCTTTCAGTGACCTTCGATTGCCTGAGATATGTGCTATCGTATATACACAATCTACAATTAAAGAAGTTGGTATTCGTGGAGATTTACCCCTAGATTCATCCCACAATTGATAACAATATTTTTCTAATTCTATTGGTAAATCCAATACTTCTAACATCTCTAAAATAATATCACGATGTTTTAATTTCCACTCAAACATGCTATTCTCTTTCATTCAATCAGCCTCCACTATTTCATCCAATTCATCTTCCCATGCTTCATCGTCATGAACTACATCAGTAAGATGTTCTAATAACCGTTTGGCTTCATCTCTAGTAAGCATAAAGCCCTGTTTAGTATATCCGGTATAACCTCTAACTGAAGGGATTATACGGTTAAGTCTTAGATTCAAAACTCTAGTGTTGAATGCTTCACTCGTCATTACGTGTAGTTCAAAACCTGGTTGAAACTTAGTATCTACAACTCCAAAAATTTTAGAATTGAAATCTTTTTCAGCCATTCTCATTCCTCTTCGGATGCTTTCAATAATTTTTCTTGGTTTAATCGGTAACTCTTATCGTCAAGAACAATGTGAACCCCTGCTAATACTGGGTCTACACTATGCGGTTCTCCACAACAAGGGCATGTCAAGTCCTCTCGTATCTTGATATATTGCTGCATAGTATTCAATTCTTCAACCCTATATACAGCCCCACATCTATTACCACATACAGATACATGGCCTATCAAATCCTCTGGTATGTTCAATTCGCCTTCATGGTCTGTTGCTAATTCAACCGACTCAACAATTTTCCAACCTATGTTGTCTGCTAGAATCATAATCCAGTGATGCTGGTCAAATACTGTTTGACCAAATGCGTTTTCTGTTGGTTTGGAAAAATGTATTTCCTTCAATGTTAATTCTTTCATTCCAGTTCTAACATAAGCCCCAACGCCAGGGAGAACCCATCTGCCGTTAGGTAATGCAAGTGAGTTCCATAAATAGTAAGCCCACTCTATTTCCTCTTGGTTTGTAGGCGGAGGCATGTTCTCAGTCGTCAAACAACCACCTCCTACATTGAGGGCATTTCTTTGCAGTTTTCAATTCCTTACTGATTATATCAAATCTAGGTGGCAATTCGCACAAATTTTTATTGCCACAATCAGGACACCCGATACTCATTTTTCATCCTCCCTTCTATTATATCTAATGGCATAACATTCAGGACATAACCCTGCATATCTTCTTGCGTCATACGATGATAACAATTTGTTACAACCTAATTTTTTGCATCTTATCGATGTTAAACTAGCCATTATTCTTCCTCTCCCTCATCATCATTGTTACTTCTTAGATTAACACTCCAAAGTGTAACTGACGATCCATCCTCGTCAATACTTTCTTCCTCCCAACGCCAATACCGCATTTTGTTATTGCGATATAATTTCAAATTAGTAGTAACAAATTCTTGAACTTCTTTTGTGAATACGTGTTCATCAACATCATTAGGAATGATGCAAGATAATTTACGCCAACCCGCATGATTAACAGGACTAATTATTATCAAAGGCTCGCCAAGGTATGTTAGCATTGTTCCAGATAGAGGGTCATCTACAACAACTTTAATCTTCTCTTGCATCTTAATTCCTCCTTCTCTATGGTATCTCTAACTTTGATTATTCTACTATCGATTTCATGTAGGGCATCAAATTTTTCAACGCCAGTCATTTCATTATATCTTGTGCTGCCTAACAATATCCCTCTATCAGTATGCAACTCAACTAGCATTAAGTTATACTGTTCTAAAAAAGACTCAGTTTCTTTCTTTATCTCCAGTTTTCTCTCTAATTTACTACCTGAAACAATGTAAGACCTTAAACTCATAATACAATCCAATAGGGGTATGGGCTTAAAGCCTCATGCTATCTTTCGTGAATGCCTACTGGTTTCATCATATCCTCAGTAGTAATGCCTACTCTATGATAACCTTGATGCCATTTAGCATAAGCAAGCCAACGGCCTATTAGATTCAAACGACTCTTTGGATATTTAGAACCACAATAAGGACAATACCTGTAACCTGATACTACCCAATCTAAATTTACATCATGCCCACATTTCCATAATGTGGGGATTTTTGCAGACGGTTTTCTTGGTCTTGCTTCTGGTATGTGAAATATAGGTATTGGAGATTCCTTTAACTCGGAGGGTAATGTCATATTAAATACCCGCCATTGTATAACCTCATCATTTTACAGGAAATAAAATTTTCCCTTATCCCCACTCATTAGAGAACTTATCTGTGAATGTTTTGGATTCTACGACTTCATCCATATCAACAACGGTTTCATCCTTTTTTGGATCGAAATTACAAACTTCACATGGCTGCGGTTCAACAAATCTTTTTGGATTTGGATGACCACAATAACCACATACATCTACTGGATTGAATTCTCGAAACCACTCTATTGGTATCAAATCTATGTCACCATCATCAGTCCTCTTACGGAAATGTTGTTCCCAATTGATGTCACTCCACATCTGGATTGTTGTTTCCCATCCCGCATCATCAAATGTTTGTTGAAAGGATTCATACACTAGGTTTGGAGTGGGAGAATCTATCAAATTCCTATTTCCATCTTCAAAAAATGTTTCAACTTCATCTTTAGATAACCAACCTCTATTACCACTGTAAGTAATGAAGGCTATGGCACGTTCCTCATCAAGAGCATAATTTGGCAAATCTAAATACGGTATAAATGCAAATACCTCTCCCACTACTGGTATATGCCCTACTGTTCCATTGAAGGTGTAATTGATGGGAATCTTTTCTACTAAAGTCATGTAACAAACAAACAATGGGGTCTTTGGTGCTTGAGGGAATCTCCCAGGACTATGAAATAGACCCATTGTATCACTTCTCACGACTATATTCCAAAGGGTAACTATGACAACTAGGTATTGTTCTCGGCTTTTTTAGACTCCAATATCGGAAACAAGTCTTGCACATTGGAACATCATGCTCATTCTTTACTTCAGCATCAATTGTGCAGTCTTTATGACGAAATCTGCATTTACCAAAGCCCATATCACCCATTGATAGCCTCTCCTGTTCTAATCATCTCAACAACCTTCTTTGCTGCACCTTCAAACACTACTATCTTATTTCCTTCATCATCTAAAGATACCTCCCATCTGGAGGTTGTAGTGAATAATGGCTCTCCATTCAAATCCTCAGTCCATCTCCTTGCAGGTATCATCCTCATCCAAGATGGAGGTTGCCCATATACAGAATGAAACATTCCCCACACTTTGTTTGCCGGAGATCGACTCTTTGGTTTCTTGTGAAATACAGTAATTCTAGGGCCTGAGTTTTGCTTAGGCTCATCTACCATTACCTCAACCCCATCATCTTAGAAATATCATGTGAATCCTCGGTTCTATTGCCTTTTGGGGTAGTCAAGTGGTCGTCTTGAGGAATACCAACACTCTCTTTCAAACCATAGTGGCCTTCTGGCATTACAGGTTCGCCAACATATTTAGCCCAACACTTTTCTGAGCAAAACATTCTACCTCCAACAGAAGTTTCAATGAACATGATTGCCTTCTTTGAGCATTGAACACAAATGCCTTTTTTCTCAACCACTACTTGCTCTAGTGCGCTCGGCTTGTCCTCAAGAAAATACTCATCCGGTATAGCCTCCATGTCATTTTCTAATGCCGCCCATTCAGCCTCAGCCTCGGCTCTAGCATCAAAGTCAATTATTTCAGCATCACTTGATACTGAGGGAGTTACATGCTCTAATGCTTCTTCAATCTGCATTGGAGGTGAAGTGGTGAACAATATACGTGTAGCCTCATATTCTCGGCTGCCCTCAAGGATTGCCTTGAAAACGATAGGTGAACCCCTGGCATAGCGACCAGTCTTTGACCGTGTGCAACTAACAAATAGATAGCACCATTGTATTGTTTCAAGCATCATAGAATGCCATGCTTCACCATCATACAGTATGTCTACACCATCGGTCTTTTCCATAGTATCTAATGCTCTCTTGATTGTTTGAACATGAACTCCTTGCATATCGGCTAATTCATCAGCCGTCAATGTCAAGTCATCCTCATGCCGATTGGTTACAATCGCTTGAGTAATCCATTGTAATGGTTGCTTCTTGAAATTGTATTCTTCAACCTCAGTAGCATCATCAAGGGGAGTTAATTCAACAACAGGGATTTCGGTTGGGTCATCAGCAACCTCATCCTCTATTGGTGCAGGGTCGGATATTGCTGATGGGGATGGGTCTGGAGTATCAGCACTATCATGTTCCTTATCCGTTGTAAGCACATTATCTTGGAGGGGAGTATGAAATCCCTTGATGACCTCATGTGCTTCAGTTGATGGATTGGGATTAGTTAAACTATCTGCGTATTCTATTAGTCTATCCGCAGGGTTGGATGATTCGATCTCAACTACTACTTCTTCAACAGGTTCTAAGTCTTGAACATCAAGAGTGAAGTTTAGTTTGGCAGTTCCGGCTGATTTAGTCTTGAAGGTTCTCTTCAAAGAATCTAACATCTCAGCAATCTCTACTGCATGGTGAGGTTCTGGTAGTAACTTTTGGTCTATCTTCATTCGACCATCTTCATTAATTTGTATTGCATTGTTGATTGCACAATTGATACCTTCAACATACTTTAGTGCAATATGTGTATCTCCTTCACACATAACAATGATACCATCTAATAGCATACCCATCAACCAATCTTTAGGGATTGTTGCGGGAGTTGTCTTATCACTCATGCCAACTGGAATAGATACTACTGGTTTGCCTTCTTCAGCAGGTTTGACTGTGTATAATCTGTTACCGACTCTAATTTGTATATCTGTTTCTTCAACAAACGCCAAGGGTTTGTTTTTCATATCCTTACGAGTTTCGGCATTATAGAATTCTCCGTTTTCTTCTTGCCACTTACTCTTTAAGGTCTTACCAATTAGTTCTAGTATCAACCCAGTTTCAGGGTCAATGTCATTCATGCTACTAACTACTTCTTCAATGTATTTCTTGCTCATATTTTTTCACCATAACCATCTAGGCTACGGTTAATCCACTAGGGACAGGGTATATCAACATTTCTTCATTCTACCTTTCAATTGATATGAATTAGTAGAGTAATCGGCTAGTTCAGGATGAGTCGCAAGTAACGGTTCATTTAATTTCCAAGATGAAACCCTGTAAGTGCCATTGATACTTCCAAGACATCTAGGCGCATCATCATCATAACAAGAACGAGTTTTGATGAAAACTGGTTCTTTGCCTAATATATTGTTAAGACTTGCAGTAGTGCAACCACTCCTTAACCCAAACCCACTCCTAGTATCATTCAACTTTCCGTAGATTGTAGAAGTGTCTAGTTCACCATATTGTCTTAGCATCTCAATAATTTTTACTCGGAGTCTTTTGGTTCTCGCCATAAACAGTTAGAGAGGCATTTTAGGTATAAATGCTCACATTGGAGGTTGTTGGGCATTAGAAGGATTCATTCTAATTACATCATCAATCCTTAGAATCATAACTGCTGCCTCAGTAGCAGATGTTAGAGCCTGACGATGTAGTTCAATTGGTTCAAACACTTCTGCCTTCAATACGTCATTTGTTGGCTCATCACTAACATCAACAAAATAAGAATAATTCTCATCACTTATTGCTACCTTTAGAGCAATTAATTCATTGATTGGATCCTTACCTGCATTTTCAGCGATAGCCGCAGGGATTTGTAAAAGTGCGTTTGCGAAAGCCTCTACCGCCATTTTTTCTCTACCAGATATTGATGATTCTAACATGAGATGATGATGTAAATAGCCATGAACAGTTCCACCACCAGGTAGCAAATCATTCTTAATCGCTAACCATGCAACTCCTATTGAATCCTCCAATGCCCTTTCTATTTCCTCAGCAACATGCTTTGTAGCACCACAAGCAATTACAGTATAGACTGGGGAATCGTCGCTACTCACATGAATTAAATCATAGTCATATCTAGTATCTACATAGAAAGATGCAGTTCCTAAATCATTAGTATCTATTTCATTGGTAAGGCTAGAAACGACATTACCTTTGGAAATTTTTGACACCTTATCTAAATCGGATTTCTTTACAGAATGAACCGCAGTAATATCATATTTCTTTAGATAATGCAAAGCCAAATCATCTATTTTCTTTTGAGTCAATACGACGTTAGCCTTAGTTGATTTGATAATCTCAACCATGTCACGGATATGTTCTTCTTCTTGAAGTAGAAATTCTTCAATTTGCGCCGCATTTGTAATCTGGACTTGTGATTCTAAGTTTAGATTCTTTGGCTCAATAGCGCAATCTAACATCAGTATCTTTGCATTCTTGATTTCGGGAGTCATTAGATTACTTGCTAAATCTCTCTCAATAACCACTCCAGATATTGAATAAGTATCTTCTTCAGTAGTTCCACTTACAGATATGATAGAAATATCTTCAATATCCTCTACTTTTCTTACTACATTTGCAGATAACAATGCTAAATGGTGCTGAATACCCTCAGCAGATTTTCCAACCAAAGATGTCTTAGCACAAGAAAACGCTTTGTCGAATATCTTTTCTTTTATTCCACATTTGTCTACTAATTCATTTAGTAACTCTAAGGATTTAGTTTTGGCAAAACGATACCCCTTACATACGGTTGTTGGATGAATCCCTTTGTCTAGTAGCCGTTCTGCTTCCTCTAGTAAAGCACCAGACAATACTACCGCACTGGTAGTTCCATCATAGCATCTACTCTCTTGGGTTTTAGCCACTTCAACTATCATTTTAGCCGCCGGATGTTCAATACCTATCTCCCTTAATATCGATACTCCATCATTAGTAATTAGAATGTTATTTGCAGGGTCTATGAGCATCTTATCCATACCCAACGGCCCTAATGTAGATTTGACAGTTTGACCAACTGCTTTGGCCGCATTAATGTTGTTTCTTTGCGCTGCACTTCCGTTAGTTTGTTCAGTTCCTTGTTGAAGGATATATACAGGTTGTTGCCCATTTGCTTGAGGTTGCATAACCAAGCCTAAACTGATACGATTATTAAAGCCTCATTCCTCTAATCGAAAGGTATCGCCCGCTTCGTCAATCATAGCATTTCCTCTCTTAACCATATTAGATTTGAGGATTTCTTGCATAGCATAACTCCATCTCCATGCAACTGGTTCAGGTGCGATAATATAGCAATCCTCATCCGGCATTATTGGTTCTACAACCCATTCCTCTATGTCACCTTCATCTATTCTATTATCAAACTCTACAATTACTGTTTGACCGTTAGTTAATTCTTTCTTTATCTTTACAAGACCTGCAAATCCTGGTTTCAAAACTTTAATCACTTCACCATTGAATGCAGTTCCACCACCATAATTGTATGCGGGAACAATATCTCCTTCATAGTATAATTTACCATCTAAGTTATTGTAAAAACAATCTTTTCCTTCTATACACAATTCTATGTTTTCATTCATACTAAATCACTCTCGTCAAATACTCCATCTAATACCACGCAAGGCTTAGGAAATCTATCGCTATTTTGGATCAAGATTGTTCTTTCTACACCCCTTGGATTGATATATTCGTCAAGCAAATCCACCATAGCATGTAATTGAGATATATATTCATTTGAGCCGACAATTTGATTCTTAGGAATGAATTGAATACAAATTCCTATCTTAGATACATCTTTGTGAACGTTCACTGTTCCTAATTCCGAAAAGTCAATCATTCAATCACTTCTCCTATCTCCAGTATTGCATCACCTAGAATTGGATAACCGCCACCTAGCATCAAAGTGGCTCTCTTATTGAATGGGAGATTCTTCAATCCTCCTTCTTCATCTAAAATAACATTCAATAATTTGCGGAATCCATTTCTATAAGGTAACTGGTTTGGCATTAAATTTCTAGGCATGTAAGTGATATATCCTCCAATCGCTTCATGGATAGTATCATAATCTCCATCTGGTAATATCTCCAAATCATCTATCAATCTATCATCATGTCTAATTAATACAAATAGGCTGCTCATATTCGCTCACCTTTACCGTTGTGTGTGAAAAAACCAACTTTTTCTGCGAGTTCCACATAATTATCATAATTATCTTCTTCTTGAATGCCTGTAACTTTAGCAACCCCACAAATAGTAGCATCCTCATGAGCAACCTTTACTCCTTCAGTATCAAATATCTCCATTTCTAAAGGCCACTTGAAATCAGCCTCAGTTTCATGAATATAATCTACTTCAACCGGATTTGCTATTCCTTTAATGTGAACATACAATTTAGCATGTTTGCAGTAAATCTCATCAACATCAGCCATAGTGATTCTTGCACCAGTAGCGGGATTCTCAATCGTGGATATATCAAACTGCAACATCGGCCCAGGATAATAACAATTTACTGTAATTATTTGATTTGGTTTCTTTTTGCTCTTTTGGTGCAACTCCAAGATACCTCTAATCCCGTCTAAATCAGGCTCACGCCTCATCTCTTGACAATGTTTCAACCATTGGGTTATATCGGCTTGCAGGGCTATTCTTTCTTCATCTGTTTGCATCTTCATCACTCCAAAAATCTCTCCCTTCATCTTTCATTTGTGCAACACAAGTTTCCTTCCATGAATCATTATCTTTAGTAACTTTCATCACTCTTACATCAACTCCATCCCCTCTCTCTAAACCTCTTTTAATGATTTCATTGTAGCACTCCATTGCTTCTTTTTCTGTATGGAAATGTGCTTGACTTGACATTCTATCATACTTCAGGTGGAATGTTTCTACTGAATAATATTTCATCTCTCATCACTCTCCGTTTTAACACTCCTATCGGTATTGGGTATATCATTATTCCTTCCTAGCCATCTCCAGTCAAACTGTTTCTTAACATTCTGTGGAAGGTGGAAATACCATCCATTATCACTTGTATAGCCTCTATTTTCTTTCCAGAAGTCTTTAACACTCATTGGCTTATATCCAATCATTCTAATGACTTGAAACAAAGGCATGCGGAATGTTGAGTATGTAATCCCTAAATCATCATTCTTTAGGTCGTATTCATGGTATTGACCAATTCCAATTCTTGCACCATGCGCTGAATCCAATGAAATAGGTAAATCTCGAAACGCTTTTTCAACCCTCTCATCATACTGATTATCATCTAAGTAAAAAGATACATTTGTGTAAAACAAACCTGTAATATGGTTTGCCCAACTGTGATCGAATGTGAATGTATCTAGTGAATATTCCTCCATAGACCAATCTACACCATTCACGCTCAAAGTTCCTATCAAACCAGATTTTGTTTTACAGGCATAAATGAATCCCATGCCACTATGATGGTCTAAAAAGAAATCATACATTCTTAGTGATGTTGAAAATATATCATAGGCATTTGTTGATGATAGCCACTGTTGATACTTCTCATAAGCCTCATCCAAACCCCATGAATGAGGCACATTATCTACGGAGAAAAACCAATCTCCCAAGGTCATATATTCAATACTCCCAATTATCTCATCATAGATTGAGAATATATCAATCCAAGATAGTTGGACTTTTTCATCTAAAACATCCTCATAACTAACCTCAAAATGCCTCTCAACATATTCCTCTAATGAACAATTCATATCCAGTAAATCAGCAATGTAACAATCACCCAGGGCTTGTTTCATTTGTCTTAGATATTCTAATGGAGATAACCCGTCTATGCGGTTGAGGATTTCTAATGTCTCCCCTCCATCTCTCCATCTAATACATTCTGTATCTCTTTGTCTATTCATATCTACATACTGTTGCTTTAGTCCTTCTACTCTCCATGAGTCATCATATCTTAATTTAGCCATTTTTATTCCTCCTTTCATCAATGATGTTTATTAGACTCTTTTTTGACCTCGCCCAAATCTCTTCTCTAAGCATACTTGTTGGCTCATCTCTTTTGTGTCCTCTCCACATGACACAAGCATATCCTATTGTATAACCCATGTTCATGAGCCTCCAAACGACATTTCCTTCATCCACATAATCATAAAATCCATTCTCTAATCTAGTTACTTTGCCCTTCTTCATTGTTGATTCCTCCTTTCATCACTCAATGACCAGATATTGACTAAATCCCAAACTGCATCATTAAACTTAGGATTCTTCATCAATTCCTCATATTCCTCTTCGCTTATGTCATCACCATTTGAATGAATAGGCATATCATGTTGAGGCAATAATGGATGCTGATTCCACTTCAAACCCATACTGGATAGAACTGCAATAGCATTATCTCTTACTTCTATTGCATTCATTTACTCCCACTCCTTTACACCTTCACATTCACATAATCCATTTTTTGGAGGGAATGTAAAAAGAAATCTAGCATGTTGAATTTGACCTCCGCACGTTAAACAGGTAGGTGCAATTCCAGGGTGAATTTTACCATCAAGAACGCCCTCATCTTTGTCAAGTATTGCACGATAAGCATGGTATTCATCGAAATTATCTTCACTTAATCCCATTTCAATAATAAGTGCAGGATCGTTATCCCAAACATTGTGTTTTGCTCTATCCTCTAATACTGACATTCTACCCCGAATCTTATCAATCCGAACCTTATTGTCTAATTTAGCCAATTCAGCCTTAGCCCATTCTCTATCTTCTTCATTAGTGGTATCATCTATGATTACCAGTAGGAAATCACGATAGCCTTTCCTTGATGGTTCTATACTTATTTTCTTCATTCTACCATCTCCATACCATATCTAAATTCGTAATCATCATATTCAGCAAATCCAGATTTCCATGATTCTTCTATGTCCTCTATGTTATCCTCAAGATTGTCAAACCAAGCCTTTCTAGCCGCTTCTTTAGTCTTGTATAGGCTAACTTCTGGTATTAGACCAATAGATGTGATAATGTAGTGAATCCCATGCTCTAATTCAAGTTTCCATCTCTTTAACAAACCAATCCATTCATTGGATTTCTCTACCTCAAATTCCCATTCCTCATCAGTTCCATGATGCCATTCTTCTCTTGTTTCATAATCACCAAAGTTTTGAACATAATAAGCCCAACTAATTGCACTATCAATCCACTCTATGCACTCTTTCTCGCCATCCTCTATCATTTCAACATCTTCAAGAGAACAGGAATAAACCGCTTGCTGGCGGAGTCTGCGACCCCGCCCTGTTTTATGGTCGTGGACTATTGCATAATTCCATTCATGATTCTCTACAAACTCGTAGACATATTCCGGCATAAGTCTGCGACAGGTTACTAGAAATTCTTTACATGCTTCATCAAATTGTGTAGCCATTTAGAATCCCTCCATGTAATGTTCTCTAACCCAGTATTGAGCATCTTTACCAGTTACCCTATACACTCTTTGAGGGCAACCACATAAGAAATCAATCATCTCATCCAAAGTAGCAAATCTCCATTGCCTCCAAGCAAATCCATCAGTGTCATACATATTCACTCTATGAGGGCCGCTACCCGAAACCTGCGACCTCTTACCAAACCAAGGCTCATGATTCCAGTGATTTAGTGTAATCCCTATTGGATCGAGTTTGGATAATTGCTCAATCGTGTATTCGGACAATTTCTTGATTGTAGAGCGAGCATTGGCATGTTTTACTGCATCCAGTAATTGTTGAGCATCCATTATTCCTCACCCCCTACAATTGAACCAACCTTATCAGTGGAATAATCAAACTCACCTACACAATCACAACCACAATCGCTACAAACCTCTACCGCACCACCAGTAGAATCAACAGTTATCATGATTGCTTCATCTCCAGATTCAACACAAGTAATCGTTGGATATGTGTGACTCCAAAACTCATCCTCGCACCAGTCATGGGCTAGAGTAATTGGGTCATCTGTATCTAATCCATACATCTTTACAATCTCATCCTTAGCATGTTGCATGTGCTGAGAATCCTTGAAATCGTCAATGTATGATGGTAGCCAAGGCTTCAACCATTCCTGTAAGTATTCCTCTTTGAATGAGACAGATTCGGAATATCCAATTTCTTCATCTTCTTCTAGTTCGTTACCATAGTCATCTCTACCTTCGGAATTTAGAATATGACTCATCATCAATTTAGGTAATGACTCGTAACCAAACTTGACACCCGCTTTGCCAGTATCACAAGAATGTATTCCGTTATCCTTGGAAACCTCATCCATCAAGACTCGGACAAAATAAACCGCCTTTTCTTCAAATGTAGACAGGCTATCAATCTCAATCATGCAACTAAGTTTGTTATTCTCCCTCGCCTTTTGAACTACCATATCATGTTCTCTTTGTTCATACCTTATTTTAGATGATTTCCAATTGACATAGGCTCGCCTGTATTTGTTCAACAGTTTCTTAGTATCTTCATCTAGGTAGTTATTGCCAGTCCTTGCTAGTATAGCGCATTGTGGGCATACTTTGGTTTTGCTCTTATTCCAGATAGGTATTCCACATTGCTTCGCTTGGTGGTGGTCTATGAATGTGTTACAATTTGATTTTGACACTCCACAACAAAGAGCGATACCATCATACTTACGGCGTGTGCCAAATGAGAATATGTTTGCATCAATATCCATGCCACTTAATTCTTCTAAACCTTTTTTCAACTCTTCATTAGGTGACATCTTATTAGGACTGTAACCCCTATCCATCAGTTCTATTTCTGCTTCTATTTGTCTTTTCAATACTTTGTTTTTCATACTTATTCCTCTTTCATTTTGTTCTGTTTTTTGACGGTTCTCCATTCCCCCGACAAGTCATTCCACCCCATGCAGGGTATTTAATCATCACTCCTAATCTGTTGTGTATTTCTACAATCTGGATAGTTTGAACATCCAAGGAACTCCCCAAACTTACCCTTCTTTGGTAAGAGGATTCCATCACTACATTTGTCACACAATCTAGGCTGAGGCATTTCCTCATAGATTGTATCAATCCTGTTCAACATATTTTTCCTCCAGTTTTGAGTTCTATGGACTCTCTTTGTGTTGTAGAATATATCATCCATACCTGCAACACAAACAACCCGTATAGCATCAGTTCCTTTACCTCTAACGCCATATTCTTCAGTCAAGGTCGAATATATGCGGATTCTAGTTCCAACCGCTAATTTTGACTCATAGACCAATTCCTTACACGGATGCCCTGGGATTACTCTATTGAAGCCTAAATATCCAACAAAATCCTCAAACTCAACGGGATCAATTTCAACATAATTACTCATACATATTCACCTTCATTCTGTTCATCAAAACAGGCACTACAAATTCGCTTATCCGAGTTGCTAAACATATCCTCTATGCTTGCCGGAGTGCCACAACCATACGGGCCGCTTGCATCACGCCCACTAAACTCCTTACATAGAACGCCGTCACATGATTCACACTTAACCACTGATTCAACGTTTGATACATGGTGAGCAAATCCACAATCAAGGCACTTTACTTCATCACTGGGAAACCCTGTTGAGTCTGCAACTACCTCTACACAATCCTCAACAATAAGTCCAGCCTTGCGATACATGGTCTTAGAACTCATCATTTCAACATCCCTATCATAAGCACCCTCTAGCCTTACAGAAACATCATTCTTGTATGGAACTAAGTCATCAGCCTTGATGATAATATTGAGTTTCTTAGCCCTAGTGTAACCGACATAGACCATGTTGGCTTCTTGTATTGCAGACTCCAAAGAAGCCTCCAGAGAGCGACTAGACATGAAGCAATCAATAACTGGATTCTCACCAGTTTCATCATCTTGATTGTTGATAGAATCAACTACAAACATAACATCAGCCTCATCACCTTTGTATCGGTGTAGAGTAGCAATATGGACTGCTTTGTTACCTCTCTCACTAAACAATTCGGATTGAACCCACTTCTTGATGACGCTAGATGGACTAGAAGTAGTGCTAGGGATAGTATCTAAGCATCTACTAAAATACAGGCCAACAAACGCTCTTAGAAGGGCTAAATTGCCCATGAATTCTTCATACCCTTTGTCACTAGACATTGACTTGACATCACCCTTGAACATAGCACTATATTTCGCCTTTCCAGCATCCTCTAGTTTGTTGATGTCTCTAAGTAATGAAGCCTCAGCAAATACATGGCTACCCTTACCCCAACCTAGACCTAGAACCGCTTTGGCCTTAGTGGATGAAGTGTTACCTTTGTCAATAGTTGCAGTTCTAGGCTTAGATGCCAATGCAAATGCAGAATCTATGATGTTACCATCGCCGTCACTAGGAGTTGATATTGGAATACCATTTGATAGTAAGGCAAGCATGATTTGACCGATAGGCTTCTTGATACGACATAGCAAACCAAAGGTTGTATCTTCACCATACAGACTTCTAGCCTGATGGTAAGCATCTACAACCTCATTCTCAGCGATAACTACTGGATATGAACCCATATCCCAATTGTCATATCCGGCCTCTAAAGGACTCCTATGAGCATCATAATCAGGAACTACTACATCATTACCATAGATACCTCTTACAGTCTCAAGAGCAGCGTTACAGGCCACTCTAGCCGATGCCGCCACCATCTCAGTTCCTCTCCAACAAATAGTCATAGGATAGAAGGTAGCACCAATTCTATCAGCATTGGATTTAAATGCGGTAGATGATGAGCCGCAGAACGCATAGATGGCTTGCCGGTTATCTCCAACCATGACAATATGTGCATCATCAGTGGTGAATCTCCAAACCAACTCAGCCTTCAATACTGACAAATCTTGAACCTCATCAATGAACATAATTTGAGCCTTCTTAGATTCTTCAACCTGCAAATCAAGAGCATGAGGTAGATAGATTTGGTCGGCCATAGTTAGTTGTAAAACACCCTTAGAAACAGTAGACTCTACCGGATCGAGTTCGGCATTTCCAGTCCTATTGTCAATCTTATCAGCACCAAATAATTCAACCAATAAACCAGTTACTTTAGCCTCATAACCAGGATTGATGATAGTTCGACCATTGGTATATTTCCTCCAACGGGAAATCCTTTCACCATCAACAGTAGCATTACCATTATTGCCGAATTGAACACCTATTGATTTACCTTGGAACTTCTTTAGATGACCCTTATTGACAAATGCAAATGACATAGAACCGCCAACCATTTCAAGAACTACTTTGTATTCTTCATCAGCCTTGACAATTACAGAACCTTTACCATTAGAGTTCTTAGTTGGAACTGGAAACCTGCAACCCGCCGATTCTAAGATAGCAAACTCAGCCTTCTTGACCTTTGCAGGGTCATTAGTCCTAATCAGTTTGTCAAGTGTATTAGCCTCTTCTGGAAAGCCCCTAGAGTTGAATGAAGGTATAACTGCATATTTCCTCCAGTCGGAATATCCACAAACATAGGGAGTCATTTGAATATCCATATATGCCGTTCTAATGGCTATGGTGAGTATTTCTACAACCAATCTACAAACTAGACCATCACCTAGATTTCTAGCCGTATTTTCATCCCAATTTTGATTGATACCAACTGTATTCAATATCTTAGATACGGATTCAACATCCTCATCATATACCGCCGGAATATGCCAGTCAATATCACCATGTCCCTCACTGGATAGGTCATATTCCTCTAATGACTTAGTTGGGATGAATCCCTCATCCATACAAATCGAAACCGCTTTTTCTAGCCCTCCAATGATGTAGTTGAATGTAGATGTAGAGTTGTTTAGTTCCATCATATTTTGAGCGTTTTTGAGTAGTGCAAAGCCCTGTTTCTTACCTCCAGTATTGAGATAACCTAGATGACTAGATAGGCATATTCTAGCGATTCTGTTGTATCTTGAATCACCATATTTGAGCAAATCTACTTCACTCCATCCCTCAGCCAATGCCCTCTTGACAATCAATGAATTACCGGCCGCATTTACTGTATTGTTGTTACCAAAGATAATTGCATTTAGACCGTGTTTCTTAGACTCTAGTAGTTTGGCCTTACCATCTTTGGCAATATGAGTATTGAATGCCGTTAGACAGGTTCTAAGGCTCAATTCTAGGTTTGTGACAATATCAACACAACCATAGACTACTGATGATTTACCAGACCCTGCAACTGATTCTATGGCAATTCTAACTGGATTGCCACCAGTTATTGCTAAGAATGCCATCTCAGCGAAATCATTCAACACAATCATTTGTTCATCACTCCAAGGATTACCATTTCTATCACCCTTCGGTATAGCGGTTTCCCATATTTTATCTCCATTCATTTTCTTCAACTCCATAGTTTTTAGCCTCCGGCTCTAAACAATCCTAACAGTGCAGGGTATATGAATGATGCCATTCTGTAAGACGGTTTTATGCCGTTCTTTTAGGCTACATTTGCTATCCGAAAAATCAAGCCGGAGGCTGCTACGGATCCCTTTACGTGTTGCATTTTCTAGTTCATTTCATCATTTAATCTGGAAAATTTTCGGATTAGACACCTTCGACAAATCATATCTCAGCATGTCCTAGATGCAAATCAATGCACTAGAAGCGATTTCTCAGCCTCAAAAGACATATTCCCCAACAAAGACACATTTTCAATGAATATGAGGGAATAGAGGCGAAGCAATTGTGAAAATATGCTGATTATTGACCTGTATTATTTGTCTATATTCATTATCCATGTCTAAAATGTCTATTGTGTCTAATTATGCCCTCAAATTTACGGTCAAAACTACATCATATTTCAACCGTAAATGACCTACTGCAACCCCCTTGCCGGTTGGGTGGATGTGTTTGTGTTTTGGTGGGCGAAATAGGACAAAATGTGGAAATAAATGTCTTGATAGGCTCTCAGTAGTGCGTTTTTGGGTGTCTAGGGTCGGTTTGACTGAGCAAACCCTGGATTTTGAGGCTAAGTGTGGGGATAAAAACGCATGACTGAGTGGCTATAACCACATTTTGAGGCTGACTGGGCGATATGTGGGGATAGACTGAGCGTATCGCCACAAAACGATGCACTGAGAGCCATTTTGACCCGCCAAACGCCACAAATTACGCCCACTGGATGCACTCAGCCGTTGGCTGAGTGGGCATGAGGCTAAATGGGCTACTGCGAGCCTGTTGAGTGACCGTATGCCACGCAGTAAGCCGTTTTTTTGCAGGGGTAGATGTGGAGATATTTTTTTTTTTTGGGGGGGGCGGCAATAAGCCGCATACGCTACTCGGAAAAATTTTCGGAAAAAAGGTGTTAGGAATGTCAAGTCATTGAGATGCCTTTATTTGAACGTGGCGATTAGTAGTAATTGATGCCAGAGGACTTTGACCCGTTCCCTAACGTATCACCGGAACAGGCTAGGGCTATTTTTGCACAGATGATGACAACCAGTGCATTGGATAATGTAGATACAATGCCCGAAGTTGAAACAGACGAGATACCGCCTCAAGGAGATAAGTGCTGCGAGGATTTGAGAACCGAACTCTTAAGGATTGAAAATAAATACAAAGAAACTGCTGCCGTTATACTTTTTGAGTCCGGTGATGGTTTGGCTGCCGATGGAGATTGTGAAGAATTAGTAGATTCATTAGATGACTTAATCGGGTATGCTGAACATTTACTTTCAAGATACATTGACCCTGATGCTAAGGTTATGTTACATGGAATAGAACCTAAGCCCTTTGGTTCAATCAAGGAATGTCTTGTGGACTTACAACAAGCAAAGTTGGAATACGAGGCTTGTAAGATGGGTGGTTTTGGAGATGTAGACCATGATATGTTTTATGCTAGTGTAGATCCATTTGAATACAGTTGGAATATGATAATAAAAGAATTAGGAGGTTTTGAAAATGATTGAAATAGCGTTTTGGTTTTTGA